TAAATTATCAAGAAAACCTGGAGTCTCTGTAAGCTCCTTATACATTTTCTTCTCTCTCTCTTCTCTGTCTTCACGATACTGTTGATTTCCAAGTTGATGTATTTCATCTGTAAATAGATTTTCTCTACAAATAGGACATTGAACCGTGTGATGCGAGGTGTAGATAATAAAACACTGTGTATGGAATGAATGATTACATGCGAGCTCTACTTTTTTATCTACAAGATCTAGTGTATTTCTACACAATGTACATAAAAAAACACCAGACACATCCATTTACTTTTACCCTTTAATAATCTAATTTTAATAGGTACATTACGCATAGAGTGCCCGATAACTCTCATTACCCGTATCCTTCTTCTTCAAGAACAGTTCAATATGCTGCTTCTTGACTACGAAGGGTAGACTAAAGTCCTTAATGTGGAACGGCAAATCCTTACTATTGAAGATGCGCAGCATGTTAATCTTCTGAATAATGCCTTCAACACAGCGCTTGAGCTGACGGACACCCTTTTCTTCCTTCGCATACTCCTCAATCACATGCTGAAGTACTTCCGAGGAGATGCCGACCTTCTCTACCAGATTCACCTCCTTCAGAGCAGCCGGTACAAGATACTGCTCGGCAATTGCGAGCTTCTCCTTTGAAGAATAGCCTTCCAGTTCAATGACAAGCATACGATCAAGAAGTACCCTGTCAATCTTACTGATATCATTGCCACTGAAGACGAACATCACCTTACTGAGGTCAATCGGTACGCCTGAGAGATATTTGTCCTCAAAATCACCATTCTGAACCGGATCCGTCAAGTGAATTAGCATATTCTGAACCTCTTCACCCTTCGGCGTGCCACTAATCTTGTCAAGTTCATCAAACATGAGAATCATTGACATGGACTTTGCCGCTACACATGAGTTAACAATCTTGCCACAGTGACTGCTCTCATAGACGAGCTGGTGACCCGTGTAGGTCGTAGCATCTGAGTCGCCACCGAGACTGATAAACTGGAACGGCCAATCAAGTGCCTTCGCAATTCCATTCTTAATCAGACTTGTCTTACCAATACCAGGTGGACCCACGAGTAGAAGGCTCATACCCCGAGCACTCGGATTCGCAATCTTGCTCGCAATGAACTGGAGAATCTGGAGCTTTGCCTCCTCCTGTCCGTAAATTGCATCTACCATACAACGACGAGCACGGTCCATAAAGACCCCGCACTTATCAGTACCATCTTCAAGTGTCACAGGCATTTCCTTGTAAAGACCAAAGGGAACACTTGTCAGCTTCTCCAGCCAAGCACGGAGCTTGAAATATTCTCCACTGCCTGCGTCTAGGCTTTGAAGGCTATTGTACTTATTGAGCACCATCGCCTGAGTTTCAGAAGGAAGATTCATAGAAAGAATCTTGAACATAAGAGGCTGCTCTGCGGCACTCGCACTTGACTTCTTCTCAAGTGCATCAATCATCTGCTTCTGCTTCACTTCCGTGAGTGCCTTGAACTGGTCAATCTGGTCATCGATTGTGTTCTCTTCAATAGGCTCAGTAACAAGCTTAACGAACTTCTTTACAATATCAGACTCCTTCTTCATGTTATGACGCTTAGGAATCAAGCGCTCGGAATCATCTTCTAGAGCACCAATACTGATACTAAAGCCGCCATTCTTGAAGACAGGCTCACCTTCGTCCTCTTCATCATCATCCTCATCATCATCATCATCTTCGTCATCGTCATCTGCGCCTTCGGTTTCCTCTTCTTCATCTTCCGTTTCCTCCTCCTCTTCTTCCTCCTTTCGCCGAGAATGCTTCTTCTTCTTTGGCTTTTCCTCCTCCTCTTCCTCCTCTTCTTCTTCCTCCTCTTCCTCTTCCACCTTCTTGCGGTGCGAGTGCTTCTTCTTCTTTGGCTTTTCCTCCTCCTCATCATCAGCTTCAGTATCGTCCTTATTCTTTGACTCACGCGAAGATGACTTCTTCTTGCCAGCAAAACGACGCTGAATCTTTTCCCGAGCCTTCACGGCAGACTTTCGCGCAGGCTTCTTTCCCATGCGACGTACAATTGAAGAAACTGGAGCAATCTCCTCACTTGGAGATGTACCTTCAAAGGAGGAACTCTCCTCTTCTTCACTTTCCTCCTCAGATGAAGCAATCAGATCGCGGATATTTCCTCGACTATCTACACTTTCATCATCATCGTCATCACGTCCCTTGCGTCGCCGCTGCATATGTGAAGCCGGGCGACTCCGTGAGCCGGAGCCAACAGCATCCTTTCGAGGAGACTTGTCATTCTTCTCGGATGAATCCTTGGTGCTACGCTTCTTGTTGGTGGGCATCCTATGCTTTTCCTTCATTTTTGCTATTCTGAAAACGCACTTGGCGGCGGAACCGATTCAACTTTTTGATTCGGGCTTTGTAAATTTTTTAGTCCCTGCGATTGCGGCGTGACTTGCGATTGTTGCGATTGTTACGATTCTTGCGACTTCTGCCTCCATTCTGACTACGATTCTTACGTGACCTACGTCCCTTGATGAGGTCTGTAACCGCGTGGTTAAAGTGACCCGTGATGCTGCGACCAATGCGGTTTACGCCACGCGCACCCACACCAACTACCCCCTTCGCCGTGTTCGCAACCGCACCTACCGTATTGGATGCCGCCATCGTCGCATGCCCAAACGGGCTCCAGAGCCGACTGAGTAAACCGCTTGAACGTCCATGTCTACGAGTATTAGTCATTCTATTCTACATATGAAAAATATTTTTATTTTTGTTCATTTTTGAAGATTATCACGAATATCCATCAATGCAAATCGACTTTTAGGAATTAGACTCGGAAATACTTCTTTTGAAGAGTTTAAAATCTCTTCAAGACGCACTCGGAGAACTTCATAAAGTCCCTTTCGTAAATGAACAAAGAAACTTGTATTTTTTTTATGAACTACTTTTGACATTTTCAAAAGACAATCCGCATATTCCTGAACTTCATTTGCCTTTCCTTCCTGTTTTCCAAGGATTGAAATATTTCCAATCAAGATATCAAATGTCTTTTCAAGTGATGCCAAATCAATTGTTTCCATAATTACAAGTTCTGCTAAGAACTGACTGTAGCCAAGGCGATATTTCTTCTCAATATTTCGCTCAACAAATGCTTTATAACTAACGGAGTCAGACTCATCTAAATCCTGGAAAATTGTTAAATATGTTTCGAAAAGCTCCTTCATTTCAGTTTGAATTATAGGATATGTAGTTCGGATTTCACTTAGGAGACGTGCATAGAGTGGACAGAACATATCTTCCGCGGCTGCCTTCTTGAAAACAAGTCGCATAAACTCCTTTGTAAAATCAGTTTCACCACTATCAAGAATTTGATAGAGAAAATCACGAATTTCTGTATATGTTGAAGGACTAAATTTATTTAATTTGTTAAGAATAATTGTATTTAGAATTGTATCTTCGACCCCAGCATCAGTATTTTTAAAACGACTTTGATACTTTTGATTTACAGTATGACTCACTGGAGTATCCATTGATGGCATATTCACTTGATTATTCAAAGAAGAATTACTATTCTTCCACCGATTATTCATAGGTGAGTGCACGGCTTGTGGGCGACCGCGATTTTGAGTATTTCCGGATATTCCGCGTCTCCAGTTTGGTACTGCTTCATTTTCATGAAGTAAAGGATCAATTGCTCGTATCCGGGATTGAATCTCTTCAGATACATGCGGTGCACGATGTCTCATAGTAAGAATCGCCTGAATGGTCTCATCGGTGCTCCTTGAAGAAGACATCGCTAGTGTATAACTCATTTCTTTCTTTTTAAGTAATACGCTTTGCGGAGCATTATCAAATTTAACTCCTTTCTCTTGAAAAATGGATATTAGGTCCGAAATGGGTTCAGATGAATGGTTAAAACCACTTGGATTTCAACTTGAGGAGTCACGTATTCTTTTTCTTAAGACTCTCAAAAACTTTAAAACAAACCCCGAAGCAATTCATGTAGTACAAGAACCAATACGTGCCCTCAGGGAAACAGTCATCATTACAAATGTTGAAAAAATTAATCGTCTTTTTCTTGAACTCAAGAGTTTTGAAGAGAAACTTACCGAGTTTCGGACAAAGCCTGAAGAATGGGAGGCGGAGAGTATTTCACAGCTCGTATTTACACAAGAATGGTCAAAACCTCTAAATCAGATTCCCGTACTTCTTCCTGCGCTTTCAATTTTCAAAATCTATGTAGTACCCTTTTTTGCCGTCTTAATCCCTCTTGTCGCATGGATTCTACCTTTTCTCATTCTTCGATTTGTATTTAATGTTCCAATGCCTTTTAATATCTACATGACAACCTTATCATCAATGTGGCTTGGTGGAAAACTCTGGTCATCAATGAATCTTGGAGAAAGGGCACGAATTCTTTTTCAAACCTCTTGGACAGCATTTGGTCTGATTCAAGGCGTTATTCAGCCAGTTCAACAAGCATTTCATATGAAGAAAATTGATGATTCTATTCTTGAACGGGGTCAGTTTTTTCAGAAGTATGCAAACAAACTTACCGAATTCTTTACAACATATTCAGAGGTAACTGGAAAAAAGGTCGCCTGCCTTCATACTGAAATCTGGCCGACAGAAGAGCCAAGACAACTCTATGCGTATATTCGCGACCATCCTACGGATATTTCCTGGATCTCTCATTCCATAGCATCTCTTGAAATTCAATGGCGACTTGCGATTTGTCCTGAACTCTGTTTTGTAAAAGTTGCGCGTACAAAACGGCCTTCTTGTAAACTAGTCAACTTTTTTGACCCAAGCATACCTGTAAATAAACGAGTCACGTCTTCCTTCATTTCCCGCGGGCACACAGTTATTACTGGACCGAATAAAGGCGGAAAATCATCGATTCTAAGGGCTCTTCTACTGAATATCTGGCTTTCACAGACATATGGAGTCGCGTTTGCACATTCTGCTACACTAAGTCCATTTGCTTGGATTGAATCTGGTCTTCGTCTTGTTGACCAACCTGGTGAGCAGAGTTTATTTGAACGAGAACTCGCTTTTGCTTCAAAAGTTCTACGGCGCAGCCAAAGTTCTGAACCTGGTCTTCTCTTATATGATGAACTGTTTCACAGTACAAATCCTCCTGATGGTAAGAAGACAGCACGGCGTTTCTTAGAGCATCTTTGGAAGTCTCCATATATACTTAGTGTAGTCAGTACGCATGTATTTGAACTTGTAGAGGAGTCTCCAAAGCATGTACAGCGTCTCTGCGTACCCGCAAGTATTTCAGAAAATGGGATTCGTTTTTCATTTACGCTTGTACCCGGTATTTGTAAAGTGAGTAGCGTTGACGAACTTTATAAGAAATTTGGATTCCCCGCGGGTAAATCAAGCACCTTAAGTTAATATTCTTAAACAGAAATAATGGCTACCAGTGGTTTTACGGAATCGCTTACAATCGGTATCACGCTTACACTTGTATTTGGCGCCGTCTGTTTTTATCTCTATAGCCGTCTAGTTCAGAATGAAAAGCGAGTCTCATTAATTGAGAGCATCCTGCTTGATGTAAAGATGTCAATGGAGATGGTTGGACAAAGTGGAGGTCGCGGCGGCGGTAATAATGACGATGATATGGCTGTCGAACAGGTTGAACCTGTTTCTGGACCTGAGCCTCTAAGTCAGAATGATGTAGATGAATCAGAAGAGGAGGCTTATAAGGATGTTTTACAGCAGGTAAGCAGCCAGCCTGAAATAAAGACATTTGATCTTTCAGGTGCGAAACCTACCAAGAGTCTTGCAACAGCAGTTGAGGTAACAAAGGTCACTCCGACATATGAGTCAATGACTGTAAAGGAACTAAAGGAACTTACAAAGAAGCGTAATCTGAAGACTCCTCATGGAGCGGGACGTAAGGAGCTGACAGAAGCACTTCGCAAGACGGATGTCCCTGTACAACCTTCAGTCGAGGGTGCGCCTCCTCTAGTGGAGGGTGCTCTTCTTGAGGAGGAAGATGCTGAACTCACATCTTAAGAAGATATAGATGGACGCGAAGCTATTCCGCCTTCCAACGGAACCTTTTTTATACACAAGCGTTTCAGACAGTCAGTCAAAACAAGCATTCGTTCAAAGACTTACTCCTAAGGGTGTTTATGCCGTAGGACCTGTGCCTGATGCACGTTTCCCCGGTTGGGCAGCACCTATGTCAGATGCGAGTCTTCTAACCGACTACAGAACACACTGTAGTGAAAATATTCCCGTTGGACAACAGTTTTCAGTGCATCAGTGGTCGCAACGTAATGCTGATACAATTATTCAACTTTCTCGCCAACGCCAGAGCATGAATACGGGTGCCCATCTAGGATTCGATACTACAGTTGTGCCTCCTCCCGCGAGAATTGTACAGTGTGACCGTGATGGATGCAGCGCAAAGACGACAAACCTACTAAATGGAATTGGTCAGGAACGTCAAGAACACCTCCCGCCACTTTTTGGCACATTTAATACGAATGTGCCCCAAGAAACACAAGATGTGCCTGCGATTACACGTAGATTTGAGGGTGGTCGTAACTCCGCACGTGGTCGCACGTTTGAGAACCTTGGCGTAACTGGTGTTGGAAATGCCAATCTTCAAGGCACATTTTTACGTGCTTAAGCAATCAATACATACTAAAACAGAATGAACAAAGGTACACTCTGTTTTGATATTGGAATTAAGAATCTAGCGTGGTGTATTACCACGGCTTCAGGTGAGCAACTTACCATTAATGGATGGGGAAACTATAATCTACTTGAGGAGCGGGCTTCTGAAGGAGCAGGAGTTAAGGCTCCTAGTTGTAGTTCATGTGCTGCAAAAGCTCGTTTCAGTTCATCTGTGGGTTTATCCTGTGCACGCCATGTACCAGCTTCCGCTCCTCTTATTAAGGACGCAAGTGGTGTAGTTCTTACAAAGATGCCTTCTGCGCCGCAGCTTCGTACTCTTCTTGTTGAAAAAGGTGTGAAGCCAATGCCAAAGACAAAGGAGGCGATGATTACCGCAGTACAAGTATTTGCGTCGTTGCCTGTTGTAAAAGTGAAAGTTCCGCATGCTGCCGCAATTGATGTAGCCCAAATCCATGATGCGATGCGCAGGTTTGTTACAAAGGAGCTAGTACCCTTTTTTAGTCTACTTGGTGAAGTTCGTCTAGAGAATCAGCCTGTATTGAAGAATCCTGTTATGAAAACCGTTCAGATGCTTCTCTATGCGACGCTACGGGATGCTTATCTAAATGCGGGTCATCCTATGATTCCTTTCAAATTAGTTCACGCTGGAATGAAAGTGAAGGGTAAGGCGACAGGAACAGAAGGCTATGCAGACCGTAAAAAGGGTTCTGAGGAACGCGCAGAGGCAGCGCTTCTTAAACAAACACTTGTCCGAGGCGCAGAGTGGTTGCATTTTTTTAAAGGAAATAAGAAGCGTTCCGATCTTGCGGATGCTTTTTGTATGTGTCTTGATGCGACCCCAGCTGCTGCTGCGGTAAAGCCCGCTTAAAAAGTCCTTTGATTTTCAAAAGAAGGAATGGCAACCATTCATGAAATGGAAGTAGTCTCTCGGCGCATGGAGGCACCCCCCGATTTAGGGTTAAGCGACGAGATCGGTAATGTAATTAATCTGAACGATATGGGTGACGATCTTGGGTTAAGTATGTTAGCCAATCAAAGTAAAGTCAACTCCGGTCAAACAATCAATGTATCTATGAATCGTCCTGAGCCGCCACCTTCAATTAGTTTTTCACAGGGTGGCATGAGTGGTGGCATGAGTGGCGGTTTACAGGAAGTTGATATTGCTCCACTTGAACCCATGAATCTGGGCTCTGATTTTAGTGGTGGACCGCCCATTGAAATCCGTAAGGAGCAGGGAGGTGATGTAGGTGCAAATCTCTTTTCAAACTCGCAAACGGCATCTGGACCTGTTTTCTCACTTCCCTCAAGTCGCGATCCTGAAGCGGAAAAAAAGGAGAAGGCGGAACTCATTAATAAACTTCAGCGCCTGGAGTCAAAAGGATTTCCGGTTACTCGGCATTTTACGATGGATAACAGTCTAGATGAAATCAAGCAGGAGTATCTACGCCTTGTAGATGCGAGGAATCTAGAGGGAAGTCTCCGTTTTCAGCGTCAGATGATGATGGGTCTTGTAACAGGAATGGAGTGGATGAATAACAAGTTCGACCCCTTTGACCTGAAGCTGGAAGGTTGGTCTGAATCCGTTCACGAAAATGTGGAGGATTTTGATGAAATCTTTGAGGAACTTTATGATAAATATAAGGACCGTGGAAAGGTTGCGCCTGAGGTACGATTTGTCATGGCACTTGCGGGAAGTGGTTTCATGTGCCACATGAGTAACTCTTTCTTCCGCCAGAAGATGCCGAGTATGGATGATATTCTGAAGAAGAATCCTGAACTTGCGAAGCAGATGGCGGCGGCGGCTGCGGCACAGGCGGGTCCTGGATTTGGAAATTTCATGGGGATGGCAATGGGCGTTCAACAGGGTGTTCCGCAGTCGGCTCCTCAACAGTTTGGTGGAGTCCCGCAGGTTCCTATGACGCAGCAGATGCAGCAACAAATGCAGCAACAGCCTATGCCTCAGGCTGGACCTTTCAATAACTCTAGCCGTGTACCGAATATGCCGCAGCCTGTAGCATCTGTTGAGCCGCCGCGTACAGCGCGTAGAGAGATGCGTGGACCGAGTGGAGTTGATGATATTCTGAATACATTTGCTGAGGTTCGCAGAGCTGAGAATATGGATGGTGTACCGAATTTGATGGGTAATATGGGACCTATGGGACCTATGGGAGCTGTTACGGTTGCGGCGGAGATGCAGAGTGTTCACTCGGAAGATATGAGAAGCCAGGTTGAATCGGTCCGTACTTCGGGTGGTCGTCGCAAGAAGCGCAATACACCAATTATCGGAAATGAAGTAAGTATCAATGTTTAAATTTATTTGTCATTTTCATTATATCATTTTTAAAATGTATAAATGAAAAATTATACCATACTTTGAAGAATCGTCATATTTTGTCCATAGACTTCTTCAAGTTTCGCCGGTTTTTCCTGATTGCCCTCGGTTGCAGGTACGGCAGCTGCTGTCATACGAGACTGCTTCTCGGATAATCTTCGTAGAATCTCAGTCTCTTCTACAGTTAATCCACCAATCGCAGGATTTGTATATTGTTCTTTAATTTCAGTTCCGCCCAAAAAAAGTGAACTATTTTCATTAAATAAAAAGGAGAGTAAAACAAGCACAATAATACTCATAAAAAGCGCCACGAGTACATTACGTGTCGCTACAAAAATAACAGTGAAAATTAAAATACGGCGAACCCAGACCTGTTGAAAAAACTTCTCTTGTCCCTTAGAAATTTCCATTCCAAGAAAACGACCACCCAAATTCAACATTAACATCATGGTTCCAATAAAATACGGATTTGTATTTAGACTATTTGCTATAACATCAATTGGATTTGCAATTTCTACAGCCGCTGCTGCTATGGCTACAGGTGCCGCATTTGCCACACTCATCTAATCATTCTTTAGTTTTTGGGCTGGGGCTTGGACCAATTTCTGCCCAAGGTTTTGTTAGACGAGAGAGATCATTTAGATAAAAGAAAAGTGCTAATGCTGCCATAATTCCAACCGTAGGACACCATACTAAAGCTGCTATAAGAGTAATTACAAGAAAGAGTCGCCAATAAGGAAACTTGTACAAATACACCCATTCAACCGGGTATGGTGTATGAAAGAGTGACCCTTCAAAAAGATTCCAAATAAAAAAAACCAATGTTACAAGAAGTCTCGCTGTTTTATCAATTACGGTGGATGTCACTCCTAGGCTTTCTTCCCATGCCTCCATCTACCTGTATCACCGATTATCTAGAAACACTTGAATTCTGAACACCACCACCTGAACTATATCCACCTCGAGTATCATCGGCTTGTACAGCTTCAGTGATTACACGCTCTTCCTCAACAGCAGTAGGATTTTGTTTTAGAGCTCTTTCAACGAACCACCGCTTTGTTTTTGGTATATTAATTTTAGACGTCTCGCCTCCACTTCCAAATCCTTCCAGAACTGCTGCCATTCGAGAACCGATTAATAGAGTCACTGACATTGCTGTAAGTACACCTAAAATCCATCCATATTCATGAGTAATAAACACTACAAGAAGTAATCCAAAACACCGCCCTAAAAATGAATCTGCTTGGCTGTGAATATGCTCAGGAATAGTATCTTTAAAGACAATAATTAGAACTGTTGCGATGTATAATAGCAACATAATAGATGATTTTGATTTGTCCATAAAATGAAATAATACTTCTTGAGCGCTCGTCATTCCTATTGTCTAAACACTTTTCTTTGCTGACTACAGAGAGTGGGTCAGATGGAATACTGTTCCTACGATGATGCCTTCCCACAAATAGGACCTACCGCCCCAGGCTGTAGGGACCAAACGGGCAGTGAATCTGCTCGCAAAGAGGAAAGGAAAAAGGCAAAACGCTGTAAGGGTCCACCGATGACTTTTCTCGATTTAGATCCTGATCGCCAAGCTGTTCAACGTGTAGCCCCTGTACCCGCTCTAAATAAACAGACGGGACTCCGGGAACACGTGCCTGGAGATGCTCCTCATGCTGAACCATTTAGTGACGATGTTCCTGCTGAGTTGACAAGTCAACGCCAACCAGATAATGCTGGTCAAATTGCACGAAATACATTTCCGACAATAATTGGAAAGAAACTGGTTGGTTCAACAAGTACGGTTCCCAGTTTTTTTGGTACAAAGTATACTGAAGGGTTTGAAAATAAAACTGTACCCACGGCAACACCTCCTTTTACGAATGTAATTGGTCAGGATCCGTCGTATTCTGATTTTAACAGTGCATTTAAGCAAGGTGGCGGTGTTGCCAAGGCGAGTTCACTTGCGCCTACACCTTCTGTAAGTGATTTTTGGAAGCCCATGACACGTCCAGGTGGAAATACTGCTTTTTATGATGAACTTCCTCCACCTGGTGGTCAGATGCCTAAGAATGCAGTAGCGGTCGATGATACTGTAACTAAGAAACTTGATTTACTGTTTGCTCGCCTCGATGATTTAGAATCACGACGGGGTGAGAATACGGAGGCTGAAATACTTCTTTTTGTAATGTCAGGGCTTTTTGTGCTTTTTTCAATGGATATTGTCGCACGTCAAGCTGCGAGAATTCGTCTTTTATGAAACTAAGGAGAGGCAGGGGGAGAAGCAGGGGGAGAAGCAGGGAGAGAATCAGGATCAGGATCAGGAGAACTACGAACAGGAGGAGAGCTAGGACGAGTTTTAGGATTACCAAAGAAGCGAATAAATGGATTATTAGATCCATTTGTAACTTTAAAAGTACCAGGATTATAAGGAGATAAAGCTGATAAACCATGTAACTCCGTTGGAAGTGTATGATTTCCTGGACGTAGAACGGGTCCAAGACCACCAGGGGGAGGACCACTGCGACCTTTCTCTCTGCTAATTGTCTTAAGAAACTCTATATCAAATATGCTTGAAACTTTCGGCTTTTTTGATTTAGCAATAACACCTTCTAAGAGACTTAGTATATCCTTTCGTGTAAATATAATATCTCCAAGTTTCTTCTTACGAATTGTAACCAGTGCGGGTGCGATTCCAGAAAATGTTTTTCTAAAAAGATTTGCACGGTCAATCTGAATCAGTTCATACAGTTCTTGTAGAAAATCACGTACCTTTTCACATTCATAGGTAAGTAAAAGATTTGGTTCTTTAAAACATTTATTAATTCCAATACGAGTCAGTAAATCTCCACGTTTTTCTAAAAGGGCTTCCTTGCGACTTTGAAGTTCAGTCTTAGGAGACACCCCTTCTGCGGATTTAATAAATTTATCTGTTATACCAATGTCAGCAAAAAATGCTTTTTCTCCATCGGAGTAGTTTCCATTTTTCCATTCTTTTTGTACGGCAAGAGTTGGTTTGCGAATAGCAAATTGATTTACTCCAATATGAATTGAAAGTGTATCCTTTACCTTTAGAACATAGGGATCGGGTTTGAGTGGTTCTACCTCAATCTTTGTCTCAACCTTTGGTTCTGCTTCTACCTCAACTTTTGTCTCAACTTTTTCCTTTGCGCTTTCGGCACCTTCCTCTTTTACCTCTTCCTCCGTACCTTCAGTATCCTCTTCAAGATCCGTTTCCTCAAATGTAAATGTAAGATATTTACGACGTAAATAATCTTTTCCATTTACAGCTGTTTTAGGAGTATCTACTGAATAAAATGTATTTGGTGTAATTTTAAAAAGTGATTTTGGTTTATATGCTCCATCTTTTTCTTCAAATTTAAAAAGTGAGCTCATATCTTTTGAACTTAGACCAATATAATCCTTCACATCAGGTGGAACAGTTCCAGTGGGACTCAAAAGTAACTTATATTCTTTTCCTTCTTTTGCATACGGAATTGAAATAGATGCCGGCTCAAGAAAAAGAAATTTTTTCTCTGCTTTATCTTCACGATGTTTTGAGTCCCATACAATCTGATTTTTTGATCCAGTTCTATCATATAGAAAATACGTTTCAGCACTTGATTCACCTACAAATCCTAAATATTTTTTAAAAATTAAACTAAACAATGTAATATTGTCAAGTTTAGAAAAGAAAATATAAATATATTTCTTTTTCTTAATCTGATCATTTGAAATTGTTTTAAGAAACCGTAGAAAGTTGTCCCAAGAATAAATATAAAATATTTTTACAGGCTCTTTTGTTTTAATTTCATAATGAAAAAGATTAGCACGAGACTCTTCATAGTTCGCAGGGATTACCGACCAAATAGCTTTTCTCTTTTCTCTATATGCAGCCAAAATATCAACAGTTAAAAGGGTTGGATTTTCTGGAGCAATCTGTACCTGTTTTAACGGTTTTAAACTTAATGTAGGAAAGACTCCACCACCAACTTGCCCGCCACCGCCACCGCCACCACCACGGACAGGCTCTATATTTACAGCAACTAAGGGCTGTTGTAATAAACTTACATGTTCAGCAGCACCCCCTACCATACCACCACCACTCATAGCTACAATAGGTGCTGGTACGGGTGGTTGGAGTAATAGACTTTCATGTGGATTCGACATCCCCTCTCCTACCCCCTTAGAAAATCAACGGCTTAAGAAATATCAGCGCGTAGCCAAGTAGCAATACATGGAGGTCCTCTCGACTCTACAACCGATGCGCACCGATTCGGGGGAATCAGGAACTCGTAAGAAGAAGATTCATTGTAAGCAAGAACTGATTGTCAATAGCCTCCAGAAGTTCTATACGGGTCGCACAGATATGAAGGAGATTCTACCAATGTTAAAGGGTACATCTGACCTTTCACTGCGTCTAGTAGACTGGTTTGTGACAAACTATTCCAAGCGTCACAACACGGTCTATATTCTCGACGGACAAGAGTTCCTTGTTTATACGAATTACAAGTCGCAACTAAAAGCATATTCAAAGAAGCTTTTTGACCCCTTCTGCCGTCGGGAACGAATCTTATTTCAGATTCCTGGAGAAGAGCCTTTTCTTACGACTGTCGGCAAGTTAAACTTCTTTCGTTGGGCGATTGAAAAGAATGTTCTCACCTATCTAAGTCTCCATGCTCCGACCATTGAGACTGACATGAATAAGGCAATGAAGGAGCAGAATAAGGCACGAAATTCAACTGCGACCTCAACTGAATCATCAACTTCAGTTGTAAGCACTACATCTCTCGTAACCACGTCAACTGCTTCCTCTGCTAGGTCAACACGTAGGCGCCAGGCTGAAAAGGAACAGCCGGCAGCGAAGCAGATGCAAAAGCATCTAATGGAAATTGAACTTCGTTTTGATTAGTTCTTATACGGACGATACGTCTTCTCCATTGTATTCAAACGAGGTCGGAGGTCTTCATATGAATTTAGACTATCAAGTGAGTTTTTCTCAGCATAATCTGGAGCCTTATAACGAGTTGTATAGGTACGATTTAAGAGACGCTTTGATTCTAAAAGACCTCTATCCACTTTATCTTCATACACAGTTGCGCGAAGTTCACGTGCAACATTAAATGGGTCAGTTACAACATCAAATCTCTCAAAATACGGATTTTGACCAAGTTGATGACCGTCTGCGACATATGGCTGATTCTGTAGATAGTTCCTATCAGTGGTTCGTGTATTAATAGGATTCATATCCATAAATGTATAGGCGCCACGTCTGTGTACAGCAAATCCTCCTTCTGTTGCTTTATCTTGCCAGAACTGCGCCATTTTTATATCTTGGTCAACACCACCAAGCCCAAGTGAATAGCGATATGCCATGGCACTTTGTGCGGCTGCATTCTTTCCATTTGCCGCACCCAAATTCTCAGCAAGAGATTTGTTAAGCCATTTAGTTCTCTCTTTAATTTCGTCATTGCTTATAGCAGGGCGATCATTTTGAAGTTGTGGTCCATCTGTCTGCCATTGCTCAACATGGAGGCTATTAATCTGGTCAAGAGCACTCACCTCGCGGCGACTTCGGAGGCTCATTTGTGGTAATGGAATCGCAACCATGCGACGCTGAACAGGAAACACGTCTAAAGTCTCCATTCCTACTATTACTAATAGATGTTTATAGTACCTTTTTATACGAGAACAGCACTGCCAAGTCTAATTAAATGGTCTCTAATACCTATTACACTTTTCTTAGACAACCGTGGTAAGCAACTTTGTGAAACAGATGAACCTGAACAGTGGTTGGTGGATAATAGTTTTTTTGTTAAATCAAAGTGGCGAGAGGGAAAGATTCTCTATGTTGAAATTGATATTCAGTCTATGGAACTAAAAGAGTTTTACAGTTTTGAAGAGGTGACACGGATTCAACAAAAAGGAACTGAAGAGTGCTGGCGTACTTTTTTTATCTTAAAGGCAGGTACAGGTGAGGCTGCTTCAAGTACAAACCAATGGAATGATTGTATTGATGAGACATTTGTTGAAGCATTAGAAACGATTCAAAAACGGTGTATGCCTTAAGGACGAACACCTTTAGAATATAGATGAATTCGAATCGCTCAAAAACTCAGAAGCGGGGAGTAACAGACTTAAGTGGTTCAAACTTCGCAGCAAATCTACATGCGAGCACGAATACCTTTGTTAATTTTCTAAATCAAGAGGCAGATGATGCGTATAAACGTCCATGGCATCGCCTAGAGCGGGGTCTTCGTCTTAATCGTCTACGAAAGTTTGTAGATGAAGAGGCACTTCGTCTAAACCTAACAGCTCCCGAGAAAGCGGCACTGGATACACAGATTATGAAAGCAAATGATAAGAAGCTACTAAATAGTAAGAATGCAGTAATTTATGACGCCGATGAACAGAAAATCAAAGAGATTAAGGGACTCGTTATGCATCGCAGTTCTGATGGAAAAGTCTTATTTCAAGTTCTTGAGAAAAGGAATGCGGTTACATTTAGGAAGAAGCAAACTCCAGTACCTGAAGTAAAAGAGGAGACCTAAGAATATACGACCTATAAATTTTAACGAAGCACCCCTCAAACAATGGAGCAATATAGCACGATGTTTGAATGTACAGGACAGTTTTTGAATACAATGGAAGAGGTCCAACCTCCTCCATTGCATCCCACACTTGGAGAGGCATGGTGGACGACAATGGAACGTGAGCTTGCGCTCGTAATGAAGGAGAGTGATCTAAGTGCTACGCTTACAGACCAAACAAATGAAGTCTTTGATTGTTTCAAGATTGGATATCAATGTCTTTCAAATGTTCTTGTAAAGGTGGACTTTGACAGAAAGCAGCGCATTGATGCTCTACAGGCAAAGCCTCAGAGTGTCCAAAGGTCTGAAGAGTGGTATCGGGAAACTGCGGGTCTTCTTACAGCAAGTGAACTCTATAATCTCTTTAGTTCACCAAGGTCCCGTGGACAGCTTGTCATGAGTAAAGTTGCTGCTCCCTCTACACCTATGTCTGCGCCCAAAAAGTCCTGTATGACAGCGGAAATGACACCATTTGATTGGGGTACTCGATTTGAACCAGTTGCGAAGATGATTCTTGAAGCAGACTGGTCTGCGACAATTGTGGATCTGGGGCGTATCCGTCATCCTACTATTAAGTCGCTTGCAGCATCACCTGATGGACTCATTACTGCGACTGACACGGACCAGGCTCTTCTTGGAAATCTAATTGAAATCAAGTGTCCGTCATCACGGGTTGTAGGTGGTGGAGTACCTCCCAACTATTGGTATCAGATGCAGCTACAGCTAGAGGTTGCTGAAGTACCTGTATGCCAGTATTGTGAATTTACATTCAAGTCAGCAACTGCGCGTGGACCTATGGAAGAGGCACCACTTGGCGCAACAGAGGGTCTCATTTATCTTCTACAAAATCATGATAGTCTTGAGACAAAATATGTCTATGGTCCTATTGGAGAAATGGACTATGATCCGAAGCCTGAGGCACCTTGGCACATTATGGAGCGTATTCCGTGGTTTCTAGAGAAGTCGTGGATTCATCCTGTATAT